TTGCTTGTCGGATCTTTTCTTTTGCTTCGTCTGTATGCTTGAGATTCTTTTGAACTTCAATAAATCGTCTACGAAGCCAACCATATAATTTATTTTTTCTTCCTTTATTATCTTTACTTGTATTCTCACCCATTGCCATCATCTTTGCGGCATAGACTAATTTTCTATTTTCAGGATGCATTTTTACAAGCAATAAATGACATGTAAAATGTTCCTCTGGTGTAAGTTCAACAAGATTTGAAACTCTATCCACCCCACCCAAACATCTTGGAATTATATGATGTGTTTCAAAATATCCCTCAATTATTCTATTCTTTCCTCTTTCAATAATCTTATCATAAATTTTTCTGTAATTCATAGTAGTTCTCCATAAACCACTACTTATCACGCAATTTCTGGACATATTAGTTATTTCCGTACGTCCAAAAATTTCCGGTAATCCAGTTGAAGTAACGATTGCGTCCGCTACGAGACATACCACCATCACCTTTCAAATATCTTGGGACGGCATTCAATCTTTCAAGTTGTTCTACTGAAGTGACTGCACGAGTAGCTACCACTGGATCTACTGTTTTACCAAATTCAGCAGCAAGTTCTACTGCGAGATTGAAACGAAAGGCTCTTTCATATCCTGGAGGATAACTTACTTGAGCATCAATATTTGTCAAATCCATCAAAGGTTCGCGTAGCCACAATACGATGTCCGCTGGTCCACTTGCGACAGGGAATAGTGTTACATTGCGAATTGGAAAGTCGCCATCGTCATAATAGGCAAACGGAAATGTGCCTGGGGTATTCTTTACAGCAATACCGGCATATTGTTCGAAAGTCAATTGTTGCATAGCGATATCCAGTTGCTGTGGGCTGGAAGGTTGAAGACGAGCATAAGCAGTTTCAATTTGGATTGGACGTTGCACATCCCAATCACCAGTTGGGCCAAGACTATATGTGATAGCACCAGTCAGTGGAAATACATATTCTTTTACATTATAGATCATCAATCTATTGTTGGACCAAGACTCAATCATTGCGTTGAGTGCATAGACCGCGACATTCATATTATCAGCATTCAGAACTTCATTCTGCTGAACGATGTTGATCAATCGTGCCGCAGAATTTATCATGTCACGAGTTGTACTCATATTTTATATCCCCGAACTATATAGTATTTATGCGAAGAAAGGGACAGAGCATTTCTGCTGCGCCCCTTTTCATTACTTTCTTATCGCTTACGCTGTAATGAGACCAAGTGCTACGAGAGCAGCATGGACACCTGCGGCTGATACTGCTACGCCTGTTTGAAGCGCGACACCAGTTACACCGTAAAAACCAAGAGTTTCTGTGGTTTTGTTACCAACTACTACGCCCATAGTGTTTCCACCTGTGCCTGTTGGATTGCTTGAGCCTTCCACGTTTGGACTTGCCATAATATTATTTCCTTTAATTAAAGTTTGTTGATGTTCTTGTGAAGAACGTAATGATCAATTACCAAAGTATTTATCCATTCTTGCTATGTAGCTAATCATATGTTAGAATAAGAGATGCGAGAAATTAAATCAAAATTCTGGGACCAGCGAGGTAATGCGCGTAAACGTGGAATATCATTTACTCTCACTTTTGAGGAATGGTGGAATATCTGGCAGAAAAGCGGGCACTGGGATAAGCGTGGAAGAAATATTGGACAATATTGCATGTCAAGATATGGAGATATCGGACCATATGACATTGGAAATGTGTTCATTCAACTTACATCAAAGAATACATCAGATGCTCAAAATGGTATTAAAGATATTTCTCATACTATTGAGCATAATGAGAAGATACGGATATCGATGAAGGGTAAGAATACCGGACCAAAAATAAAAGTAAAATGTCCCTATTGCGATATTAGTGGAGCAATGCACAATATGGTTCGGTATCATTTCGATAATTGCAAATACAAATAGGGCCGAAGCCCTATTGTGTAACTGATCAGTAGGTAATATGTACGACTTTATGTAGTAAATATCTTGACGCCCAGTTGCTCATAGAGTGTAGCCCAAGCAACCATCACGTCGAAACGTAAGATTTCCTGGTTTGTACGAATGTCAGGCATTTGTTGAACACGAATTGGAATGCGAGTCTGATCATCAGTTGTTGTCTTTCCAAGGCCTACGCTGTAAGGCATAAGTTCCTTTGCTGCCAACATAATAGCATCGCGATCGAAAGCCAATGCGTATTGTGAAGTCTTGCCCGAAGTACCAACACCAGATGTATCACCATTCAATAGGATTGCATCATTTGTTGTAGGAGCACGAGACACGTTCTGGAATCCACCTGTGGTAACAATTGCTGGCGATACCTTCAATGCTGCGATAGCACCGGATGTATCAGTTTGATCACCAACAACAACAAATTGCTGTAGAGTACCAAGTGCTGCTTTTGTTTGTGCGTTTACCATATACACGCCCGAAATTGTAAACACGTCACCATTCTTCAATGTAGTTACGCCACTGTTCCAACCGCTTGTGGAGATTGTTGAACTTGTACCCCATGTACTATTTGCAGCGAAAGGAGCAGCAACGATTGGAGTTGAACCTGCGTATGTTCCGCAAGTGTGTGACTGAACTAATTGGTTCATGAAGACACGCATCGAAGCGTAATCACCCATATAACCATCTGTATACATCTTGCTGATTTCAGGACCAGGGTTGAAGTATGTCAAGTTACTGTTGGTAAGAACACCGTTGAAGTCCGGGTCATTGAGCAATGTCTTACGACCTGTTGCTGCTGGAGCAAGATTCTTGTTCAAAAGAGCAAGTGCTTGTGTGATTGCTGGAAGTGCGGTACCTGCTGAACTACCTGTAAGGGCTACACCAGCCTTACCAATAGCGCCATAGAAGCTATCGACAAGTGCTTGACCAACGCTTTCAATTTGTGATGCAATACGCTGAACTGATGGTTCAACAACCTTATCAAAATAGTCTTCTACCGAGAATGTAAGTTCCTGGCTGGTAAGAGCGTAGTCTGTACCGTATGGGTTTGTGAAAGAAAGTGGGCTATATGTTTCTGTGATAGCCTGAATGTCAACAACCGAGCCTGTACGGACGGAAGGACGAATTGGACGACGAACGTTGATTGTTTGACCAATCTGTGCCGATTTTACTCCAAAGTCGGAGTCAAAATCACGATTTACGCGCTTTGCCAAGTCCAATGTATTACCAAGGACGATAGCAGCATCACGGGAAATCATGCTGATTGTCAAAAGGGTATTTGCAGTCATTTGAATAATTCCTCAAAAAAGTTTAGTATCTTTTTCGGTTTGCCATTCGAAGTTCGCGATACTCTTTCTGTGATAGATTTGGATCTTTTACATCCTTCACTACCGGCGCACTACCCTTTTCAGGTGTAGCAGGCTTTGGAGCATTACTCACTCTTGGAGCAACCTTGGTTGATCCAGCACCCGCTGGGTTCAACCTTGCTTCCAATTTTCCGAGTTCACCAACTCTGCGGATTGGCGGAAGCGCCAAGATGCGATCTGTTTCAGCATGATTACTTGCCAAATAGAAGTATAATTCTGCACTGTTTTCACTTTCACGGATGTATTGGTTTACCTCCGGTGCGTTGACATGCTTATACTTATTTGTGAAATCCGTCACTACTTCATCATATTCAGGATGTGCCTTCTTCAAGGCTGTTTCCTTTTCTGCGAAAGTCTTTGTTACTTGCTCTTGGTGATGTTGTGCATCACGTTTCTGCAAGGTTTCGTTGACCTTCCAATCAGTAAGTGCTTCAGTATATGCTTCGAAATTATTACCAAACTGTTCCAACGTTGGTCTTGCGACTGGTTGTTGTACTTGAGGGGCTGCGGCTTGAGTGTTTCCACCTGTTGCCAATGCTGCCTTTCTCCAGTGTTCAATCTCTTGCTCTTTTTCAGCGAGCCTGCGATTGAAGCGTTCAATACGTTTCTCGAATCCTTTACCTGATTTCTTATCAGCATCTACATTCGTATCATCACTATCTTCATGACTGCCGTCGTCTACGGTAGTATCTTCGGAAGTAGTGCCTTCCTCGACTTTCTCCCCTGCTTCTGATTCAGGAGCAACTTGTTCAGTTGTTTCACCTGCGAAATAGTTTGTTTGACCACTATCTGCTGGCGCAGTTTCTTTCACTTCTGGAGTGAGACTTTCTTGAGTATCGTTCATAGCCACCTTTCGGAGTATTTTTACCTGGCGAATACGCACCAGTGCGGTTATAGAGTATTTATATGAGTTGTATCAATTCAGAGTTATTCTTTCAAGTCACCACCAAGTGATCCTTGCATTCCTGTTTTGGCTGCATCTTCAGCACCATCCAAAGCAGTTTCACCTGAACCTGGTTGAGCGACAATCACTCTATCAATGTGTGCCATTGTGTGATCATGGGCATTATCATTCATATCTGATAGTGTCTTGGTAGCGGATATACCCAATTGAGCACGCTTCAATTCAAGTTCAGCACGAGCAAGTTTCAACTCTTGTTCCTTGATAAGAAACTCAAGTTCAGTGCGTTGTTCATCAAGTTCAAGTTCTTTCATCTTGAGATGACTTTCAGAATCAATCTTCTTTTCATCAACAGCGGCTTTCATATGCTCAATTTGTATCTTATCAGCACTTTCTTGCATCTTATTTGCAGCCTGTTGAACTTGTTGAGTCAATACTTGGTTTTGCTGTGTAAGTTGTTGAACTTGTGCTTGAAGTTGTGGCATCATTGCTGCTGCTTGTTTTGGATCAGTCTTTCTTGCTGCAAGTACCTGTGGTGGCACCATTGCTTCCAGTGAGTCAGCAATCTTATCAGCACCTGGCCAATCCATACTTCTTACAGCAATATCAGCAATAGCAGGAGCAGATTCAGGATATACACCAATCAGTTCCATAATGGCTTCTGATTCTTCCTGACGCTTTGTACCAAAGCTTGGACCAGTCTGAATAGAAACTGTGTAGTCACCAACCGTCATATCATACTCTACCACACCTTCTTCATTTGGTTGGTTGATAGATACACTACGCTTCTTACCATCCTGTGATAATACTTGTACTTGTCTTGCTGAATCATACACTACAGGAATGGCTTCAACAATAATACAACCAACGTGTTGAATACTACGAGCAAGATTATCATAAAAGTGATAGTTGGAATTGTAACTCTGATCTTGCCTTGCAAGAAGTGCTTTACCACTTTCTGGGCCTGCTGCTTGCTGGCTTGGATCAAAGGTTCCAAAGATAGCCTTGAGATCGTCTCCCGACGATGTAACCAATACAGAAGCAGATTGAATAGGAACTTCGCCAAGATCACGTGTAGGTGGTTGAGCACCTTCATCCTTGTTGTAAGTCATAAAGGCTTGATTACTTACATTGATGTTCGCCCATTCTTGTTCATATGTCTTGAATTGAGCAGCAGTTCCAATATAAGGTGCTTTTGGTGCCATTTGTAAGAGTTGTGCTCTCCAAGACATGGCATAATTCAATTGTACTTGGGCTTCTACAGCAGGTTCAACCGCACCAAGCAGTTTTCTCTTTCCTTCAATCCAAAACTCATCACCTTTCACAGCAACTACAGGAATATAACATCCTGGCCACTCACTTTTCTCAAGAACTTCAAGGTCATTCAGTTTGCACCAACGAATAATAGGAATAAGAACTTCGCGCTCTTGAAGGATTTCGTGCGATCCATCTTCCATTTGTGCTTTGTCAAGCTCATATGTGGTGAAAGTCTGCCCACTTTCAGAATCGAATATCTGATAGAGTGTTTTCTTATCGAAATCCTTGAAGTAGTATTCATTGATAAGGATTTGGCTATCAGTTGTCCAACGCTTTCCAGCAGGTGTCCAAGAAGCATCCTTCATATCAAGTGTTTCTACATCTTCACCAGCCAATCTCTTTGCCAGTTTTGACTTACCATAGCGTCTACGATACTCATCTTTTGTCAATACAGTGGTAATGAAAGCATATTCGCAATCCTCACCAGCAATACCCAAGTGATTTGGATCCAACATAACCATATTAGCATCCATAATAGGATCAATAATGATTTCCTGATCCATTGACTTATGATTCTTGTACTTTGTCAATACACGGATATACCCAATACCAATACTGGCAGCACTTTCTGCTGCTTCACAATAAGCAATCTCTGCCTTGGACTCCTCTTGAATGTTTCTTACAAGGTCATTGAGCATTTCTGCTTTCTTTTCCGCACCATCATCACGCGGATCTATTTGAATTTCAGGAGTGTTCTTACGAATTTCGTTTGTGATTTGACGTAGAAATGTTGGAATGCGATTACTTGTCATTGCTGTGTAACCTGCGTTCTCAAAGTTCTGTCTCGCTTGATAGGTCCACTGATTTCCGCTAATAAATTCCAATAACTCGGTATTTTTTTGTTGCATTTCTCCCCAAGCCGTTGTGCATTCATCATATCTTTTCTTGGCTTGGTTGAGAATTTCTTTGTCTGTCATTGGCATAATCGTATTCCTTGAATAGTTGTATATTTATGCGCTTTTGAAACAAATAATCTCTTCACATCCCGCGTTGTGCATAATAATACCGTCAATGTTGAACTTGTATGCGTCAGCCTTGAAAGCCAATAAGACATGATCTCCTTTCTTGACACCAGTATCCTTACCTGCTGCTCTCACAATAGCCCACCTTGGTTCCATTTCTTTGCTACTATCTTTACGCACAAGTAGAATACCGCCTGCGGATATCTCTTCCTTATCTTCCAGCCACGAATAAAGTAGTGTCTTCCCTGTAGCTTGAAGTATGCCATTATGTTTATATGCGAGGCATGAGTTGTCAGAAGTGTTGTGGAGTGGTTGACCATCGTGAGCAAAGTCATACGAAACTACTCTGCGCGATAAAAGAATATCATCTCCAGGGGCAATCACACTTTCAGGTCCAGTTACCACTGCTTCCGCCCACCCAACTTCTTTTGATAGAAAGTCAACCAACTCAATGCTACCTGCTTTGGGTTTCTCATCATTTGTTGGCCACTTGTATAGAACTGTTGTGGTTGTTGTTTTCAGATCGTTCATTATTTTCCCTTTCTTCTTTGTAGCGATACTTTACTTTCTCGCCTGTTGCTTTGTTGACTACACTATGCTTGAATATCAAATCATAGTTCTTTGAATACTTTTCTACATTAGTGGGGCGCTGCTTAGATCCTTTTGACATATCATCTCCTTCCTATCATTGGAACAACTCTATATTGTGGAGAAACTATCCGCTCTTGAATAGTTGGTTTGGACATCATCTCATTCATAGCAAGGTCAACTCCAGTCATCTGTGAATACCTAAAGGAATCCATTATGTGATCTTCTTTCTTCACAACTCTACCTTGTTCATCCTTGCGATACTTTTGATATTCTTCTGCGAAGCGTTTCAAGTCATCAAAGATTTTTATCTTACCATTTGACAAACGCTCCCAACAAGTGTACAATCCTGCTTCTACACTCTTGTCTGCGTTGTGAAGTTTCAAGCCTAACTCCGTATACATATCAAACAAGTTCTTACCATCAATCTGACTTCTACCGTGTGCGGCATGGTCAATAGCTATTGGTATCCACGCACCAGGTCTAGAAATAGTTTCCACATGGACTGATGGTAACTCTCCTTCGCGATAATATTCACAATAGCCATAATGAACTCCATTGTCAGGACTGATAGCAAACCAAATGGCTGCTGTCTTATTGCCAACGTCCATTCCCGCATATCTTTTCCAGTGCTTAGGTATCTCAAAACGTTTCACTTGAATATCAGCAAGCGGCACTTGATAGATAGCACCGGAACCCATTTGTGGGATACCTTTGCTACGGGCTTCTCTTAACCAAGGCGGGGTGGCGGCAAGTAGTATTCTCTTATCTTCTTCCTTCAAATGTGGGACGTCATTCCAATCACACATCGTAATGTGTTTACCAATACCTAGTGGGCCTTCGTGATAAGTTTGACCTTCCAAGAAGTTTAGAATAGTATCAGTAGGGCCTTTCAATGGCGTAAAGGTAATCATCATAATATAATCACCCATTGTTCGCATTAGGCATTCACCATAGATAGGCATAGGTGGCTCTTCATCCAAATAGATATTACCAGCAAAGGATTGAAACGATTCACGCCCACTCTCATAGCTTTTGAACTCTATGGAACTCATTGCTCCACTACTATGTCTAATGCGAAACATACTGATTGGAGTATCAGCCTTCTGTGCTTCTTTGAGAGTATCAAAGTCTAGATTATCATATGGTATCATGCCTGTGCCAAACTTGCCCACAGGTCCGAGGAACAAAGGTTGAAGTGTGCCTAAGATAACTTTACTATCAACTCCTGCTACCCACCATTGTTGTGGGAACTGGAAACGCTTACCTTCCCACCAATCTGGATATTCTCCAGTGACGTGGCAAGTTATTTCGAAAGCCGCAGCATAAGTTTTGCCTACACGATTAGCAGCAAGTAAAAGACGCAATTTGTACTGCGATCCTGCTTTGAAGAACTGCATATGCTTGCCATATAGATGGCGGTTTAATTCGCCAGAATCAGGGTAAAACTTGTCCACAAAACGCCGCTCAGCGCGTAGACTACGTTCCTCGAGAAGTTCAATCAGTTCTATCTTTTCTTCATCAGTAAGTGCGAACATTATTTCAACTTTCCAGGAGGCTTCTTGAACTGATCAACCATATCAGTGAAGTGTTGTTTCTCTATTGTATAGATAAAATCAAAGTCAATACGTTTCATATCGTGTTGATCACATAAGATATTCATAACAAGATCAGCATTTATTTGATGCGGATATTTAGAAACTGTTTTGATGTATTGTTCTTTTATGAGTGAATAGCGTTGGATATTCTCGTTCGCTACTACCCATTCTGCTCGAATATCAATCAGTGCCGCCGACTTTGACATCTTGAACATTTCCAGCGGGTTTGGCCAATGCGGCGCGAGTTAATAGATTATCAATCCTACCTTGAATGTCTTCCTTGGATAGTTCTGAAATATCGCTGATGACAACTTGTGAATCTTGATTGACTAAAATACGATTGGACATGTTCTCTGTGAAGCGAATATAATCCCTCACATTAATGTCATTCTTGAAATCATTGAAAAGCTTCAGCTGAGTTTCAGCAAGCATTTGTTGGTAGGGCATACCAAGCTTGTCTTCAATCGCTTTTCTTAATTCACCACAAGCGATGCGATGTTGATTCTTTTTTGCGCCTGAACCAGGACGATATCCACCTTGACCTGCCATAACTTACCTCGAATGAGTTTACCTACATATGTAGTATAGTATTTAGCGACTTGTTTTAGATCTATCGTTTTCTATACCGCTCAGGGCTGGCCTTCGCTCTTGGGAAATGCGTGGTCTAAACTACTTCGAGGTGTTAGCGACCTTGCGATCTAATTACTACTACATACATATACTACTAAAAATTTTATTATATATAGTGTATGTATGCTGTGAGACCACTGGCCTAACCCGCGACATTTTGTAGCACTCAATTAATAAAAGACACATTTTGGTAAGTCTTTGATTCTATTGCTAAATTCCATATTTTCGCATGATTTTCATCGTAATTATCCGGCACATAGTCGTTTCCCATTCCGAACAACTTTTCATCAGATTTTACAAAAACTCCAATAACCTCTATTGATGATTTGGCCAAAATTTCGAATATTTCGGCAGCAATCTTTTTATGATCCTCAAAAATGACATTGAACCAAACCGCGTCATGCTGACTACAAAGTAGTGGTGGAATCAGTCCTTTCTTCCATGAGTAGTAAATCTTTTTAGTTGCTACACGCAACATAACAGCACCATTCGCTTGACTTGGAAAGTTCTTCAATTGAGTATCTTTAGTCATTTTACCAACCCACTCTACCCAACCATCTAGACTTTCTATCCATCCATTTATGCGTGCTTGACGAATCTGTTTATCATTCCAATTCCAATATGTTGAAAATGTTCTTTTATGCCAAGTAAAGATTTCTTGCGCTTTTACTTTTGCATCCAAAAGACTCATTCCATCTTCTTGCATAATACCCCAAATATCGTATCCTAAGCTATTCACACCTTTACCGTAACCAAGACCAAGTTGTAATGCTTTAAATAAATCACGCTGTTTCTTATGTGTTTTCTTTGTACCATCTTCAGGAATATGTCCGCTCATTTTACCAAGTGCGAGATAGATATCACCAGTCTGATACGCTTCTAGAAGTTTCTGATCACCACTTAATGCAGCCGCTACAGCAATTTCTTGCTGGGACCAATCGTATCCTGCAAAATACATTCCAGGATGTGGGTTAATGATCCTACGTAACCATGCTGGTAAATTTAACAAATAACCTGCTGTTGGTTTCAAACCGTTTCTACCAGTCACCGCAGTAAATGCAAAAGTTTTTGGCTTAATATATCCATCAATAACCTGTTCACGTAGATCAGCACTATTCAAAGTATTCAAAGATTTAATTGCTGTACGCAATATTGCTACTTCAGGAATATGTATTGCAAGTTCTTTAAGATAGTCCTCTTTTAATACAGGTTGGCCTGTCTCTGTACGTTTCCATTCCGACCAACCGCGTATGCGAATAAGTTCATCTAATTGTTTCTTCTTCAAAGTCCATTTATTACCTTTTTGCTTCTGATAACATAGTTTCCAATAGTTCGGTAATGATTGTATGATGCCAGTCTTTACCTGATCTTTATTACTAAAAATAGTTTCTACTGCATCACCATATACTGGAAAACCTTGACTTGAGAAATCCATTTCAGCAGACATTCTTATATACTCACCACGTGATAAAACATCATTTAACTTGTAAGGATGATTCGCTTCATGATGTATATCTACTACCTTTTTGAATAAAGCTTGTAGGTCCGTAATATCTGAATAACAATAAAGCATAATAGATTCCCACTCTTTATCTGTCCAAGAATTTTTACTTAAAATCAAATCACGCATAGTATCTTTCTGTGCCTTATCTTCCACAATATCTTTACCAAGTAAACATTTTACTTGACCAAGAAGACTTCCATCTTGTGTAAAATACTTCTTATGACTCATTGTTATCATTCTACATTCAGCCATCAAATCTGCACAAAGCATTTTATCTACGTTTATTCCACAACGTAGTAAAGAAGTAATTTCTGCATGAATAGCATATGAGGTAAAGATTTCCCTTTCATTCTCCTTCAAGTATAGTTCCAGTAGTAATTTGTCTTTATTATCACGTAAATCGAAGTAACTATAGACATCTCCTTTTAACGCGATAAGCATTAAAACTTGAGTATCATTATATTCTGTGTCGCAATAAATCATAAATCTCCTTTACGCTTATTTTGAGCATCACGACGAAATTTCGACCAAGGTTTATTCTTCAGAGCAACGGACTGTTTATCCTTTGTTTCTTGAGATACAAGGTGTCTTTTACCTTTCATAGATAAAGAAGTTCTATTCCTAGTAACTTGCGAGACATGTCTACCTCTTTTGGCTTGAGAAACATTCTCGGTGTGTAACTGAATAAAAACATTTCCTAATTCGTAGTGACCAAGATCGTTTATTCTTGACATAACATACTTTCCTTTACCTCTACCACGATTATTTAGATGACCTGAATTAACCCAGATGGCTAACCACTGAGTAAAAGAAAGTTTCATCTCTATTGGGTTACCTTCAGTATCCAACCTTTTTGCATTCTTTTGTCTAAGGTATGCATTCATTAAAAGCTCACTCATACTAAATCCATTTCAGCATAGATATCAACTACTTGCTTCTTCTCTTCAGGTTTATTTGGAGCAGTAATTTCTCTCATGCCATAGTAAGTTGTTTTATTATGTGGCTTTTTTCTTTCAATACCCGGAACTTTGGTATCTAGCCAGTCGATCCATACCTTACGAGACTTATCATCCTTTACATTTTCTTCAAGTTCAAGTATTTGCATTACACGTTTTAATGTAATACTACCGTTCTTGTCAAGTGTAAAATGTCTTGCAAAAATATCTTTTTCAAGTGGATCTTGTTTATCAATAAGAGATTCTATCCACTCATTATGTTCTCTACTCAAAATAATACGTTCATTATCTTTACATAATTCTTCATAACATTTCTTACCATAAGCTAAAAATCCAGGAAGTTCTGATTCATACTTTTTATCAATTTCTGGGTCTTTTGGTCCCACTAATGGAGTAATTTTACATAAAGCCAAACGACTTTGATACCAATTATCTCTACGAACCTCTGGAAGAAAGTTTGAACAAACTAAAACTCTTGCTTCAATAGTAATAGTTTGTGCTCCTTTAAATTTTTCTTCTGATACAGTGCTATCTCTGCCACCTGATGATAAAGATTTAATGATTTCCATCTCCATCAAATGAACTCTATTACAATCGGGATAAACAATAAGTTTTGCCCCAACAAAAGTAGAATTCAAAAATCTACTACCTT